CCTCAACTCTGTATCTTGGTCTCATGGATTACTTTAAAGAATTCTGTGATGAACGTCAGTACACATACTCAATGGACGAAATGGAAGATGAATACTCTGTGTATCACTTCGATAAGTTTGTCCAGTCTTTGAATCTACACTCACAAAATAAACCAATCGGTGCAAGAGAACACCAACGTGATGCGTTTATTACGGCTATGCAGAAACGTAGAAGTCTGTTATTGTCACCAACCGCATCAGGCAAGTCTCTGATTATCTACTTGTTGTTCCGTCAATTGTTGGACTTTCAAGATTTGAAAGGTTTGATTATTGTACCTACAACATCTTTGGTGGAACAACTATACACAGACTTTGAAGATTATTCTTCACACAATGGTTTCGATGTTGAATCCAATGCACACAGAATCTATCAAGGTAAAGATAAAGTAACAGACAAGAAGTTGACAATCTCAACATGGCAGTCACTTTACAAGATGCCACCAGAATACTTCCACCAGTTTGATTATGTTATCGGTGACGAAGCACACTTGTTCAAGGCACAATCACTTACATCTATTCTGACCTCATGTATCAATGCCAAATATAGAATCGGTTTGACTGGTACTTTAGATGGCACCAAGACACACAAGTTGGTATTAGAAGGTCTGTTTGGTGCAGTTAAGAAAGTTATCTCAACTAAAGAGTTGATTGATAGAAAACAATTGGCTGCGTTCAACATCAAATGTTTGGTATTGAAATACTCGGATGAACTTTGTGAAGAATCTCGCAAGTGGACATATCCCGAAGAACTACAATACCTTATCTTGTCTGAGAATAGAAACCGTTTCATTCGTAATCTGGCAATCAGTCTGAATCAAAACACACTGGTATTGTTCCAGATGAAGAAACACGGTAGACGCCTGTACGAACTCATTAAAGAGAAGGCAGGCGACAGAAAGGTATTCTTCGTGGACGGAGATGTGGAGACGGAAGTTCGTGAAGAAGTACGTAGAATTATGGAGATTGAGAAAAATGCAATTACTGTGGCCTCTTATGGCACCTTTAGTACTGGTACTAACATTCGCAACTTGCACAACATTATCTTCTCCTCACCTTCCAAGTCCAGAGTTAGAAACTTACAATCAATTGGACGTGGACTCAGACAGTCAGAGGGTAAGGAACTCGCAACACTCTTTGATATCGCAGACGACTTTAGAATCAAGAAACACACAAACTTCACACTCCAACACTTCATCGAAAGAGTGAAGATATATAATGAGGAGAAGTTCCCTTTTAAAATCTACAATATAGGACTCAAAAATGGAAATTAAACTTGTGCGTTTTAAAGATGGTTTGGATGTTATCTCGTACTGTAATGAACACAGTTATGAAGTTGAACTCACAAGCCCAATGATGTTCGAACTGAGAGGTATGAACTTGGTATTGCAACACTGGTTGCCAGTGGCTGTGATGAAAGGTGACTCTGCGAAGGTTGGTCTGGATTGTATCCAGTGTATGATGGATCCGACCGATGATTTCGCATCTTACTACTCTGAGACGGTTATCCGTATGCAAGAGAAGATGGAGAAAGAGAGTGAAGTGGCTTTAACTGATGAAGTGTTAGCTGCTTTTGAAGATAAGGAACTTGGTAAATCCTTAATACATTAATATCATCGGGGCTACACCGTGGACTTTAACACATGTCAAGCCCCTTGTCAACAACTTTTTATGGTACATTTGAATGAGTAAACAGAAACATTACATTAATAATGAAGATTTTTTAAAGGCACTGGTAGACTACAAGACTAGATGCCAAGAGGCGTCCTCTCAAGGTAAAGATAAACCGAACATCCCAAATTACATCGGTGAATGCTTTATGAAGATTGCCGAAGGTTTGTCACACAAACCGAACTTTATCAACTACACATACCGAGATGAGATGATTTCGGATGGTATCGAGAACTGTCTAATGTACTTTGAAAACTTTGACCCGTCTAAGTCAAAGAATCCATTTGCATACTTTACACAGGTCATCTACTTTGCTTTCTTACGCAGAATCCAAAAAGAAAAGAAACAACTCTACGTCAAGTACAAAGCCACAGAAATGTATGGTGTATTGGATGAGTTTGAAATGTTGGAATCGGAAGATGGTACAACCAAACAATTCGAGTTGTATGACAACATTGCAGAGTTCATTGAAACTTACGAAGATACTAGAAAAGCCAAGAAGGCAGAAAAAGATGCTTTGAAGAAACCAAAAGGACTTGAAAAGTTTATTGAGGAATAATATGAAGATAGGATTGACTTGTTCATGTTTTGACCTGTTCCATGCAGGTCACGTTCTAATGTTGGAAGAAGCAAAACAACATTGTGACTATTTGATTGTTGCCCTTCAAACCGATCCTACGATTGATAGACCGGAGAAAAACAAACCGGTTCAAACGGTATATGAAAGATACGTCCAACTCAAAGGTTGCAAGTATGTGGATGAAATCATTCCATATTCTACCGAAGCCGACCTCTTAAATCTATTGACAACACTCAATTATGATGTTAGAATTCTTGGTGAAGAATATCGGCATAAAGCATTTACCGGTAAACACCTAGACAAAGAGTACTATTTTAACCATAGGCCTCACACATACAGTAGTTCTGAATTGAGGAAACGAATTGAAAGTAGCAATAATAACTGACCAACACTTTGGTGCTCGTAATGATTCACCACAGATTTTGGATTATTACCAAAAATTCTATAAAGATACCTTCTTTCCTAAGCTGGTCGAAGAAAAGATTGATACTGTATTAATTTTGGGTGACACGTTTGACCGTAGGAAGTATGTGAACTTCTTTACACTTAAACGTGCCAAAGAAATGTTCTTTGATAAACTACATGGCTCAGGTATCAAAGTGCATATGTTGGTCGGCAATCACGATACATACTACAAGAATACCAATGATGTAAACTCAATCAAATTGTTATTGGATGAGTATGACAACATTAATGCAATTGCACATCCATGTACCATCGAAGTCGGTGAAGATAGGCACAAAATCTGCATGATGCCGTGGATTTGTCCAGAAAACTACGATGATTCCATCGAAACGATGAAAGATACTGATGCTGAAATTTGCATGGGTCATTTCGAGATTGCAGGTTTTGCAATGCATCGTGGTATGCCATCACAAGAAGGATTGAGCCGTGATACTTTTAACAAGTTTGATTTTACTTTTTCTGGTCACTATCATCATAAGTCTAATGCTGACGGCATCTACTATCTCGGCAACCCGTACCAACTCACGTGGCAGGATTATGGCGATTCTCGTGGCTTCCACATCTTTGATTTGGATAAACGCAATTTGGAATTCGTTGAGAACCCTAATGTAATGTTTCATCGTATTGTCTATGATGACAAGGTGGAAACAATCAAAGAAATTGACGGCAAAGACTTGACAGTATATACCAATACGTATGTTAAGGTGGTAGTAGTGAACAAGACCAACCCGTATTTGTTTGACAAGTTTATGAATAACCTGTATAATGTGAATCCAGCAGACATTACAATTGCTGAAGACTTCACTGACCTTACAGAAGGACTTGAAGATGACATGGTCGACCAAGCTGAAGATACGTTGACTATCCTAAACAAATTCGTTGACTCGGTTAAAGAAGAACACATCGACAATAACCGATTGAAAACATTATTGAAAGAACTCTACGTAGAGTCGTTGAATACAGAAGCATGATTTTATTTCAGAAAGTCCGTTGGAAGAATTTTCTTTCGACCGGTGCCACGTTCACCGAAATCAATTTCACCAAATCAACCAACACTTTGATTGTTGGTCATAATGGTGCAGGTAAGTCCACAATTCTGGATGCCTTATGTTTTGGACTTTTCGGTAAGCCATTCCGTAACATCAATAAACCACAATTGTTAAACTCCATTAACCAGCGTGATGCGGTTATCGAGATTGAGTTTGACATTGGCCAAAAGAAATACAAGATTGTACGTGGTATCAAACCAAATAAGTTTGAAATCTATTGCAATAATGTTTTGCTGAACCAGGATGCAGCTGCTAAAGACTACCAAAAAGTCTTAGAGGAGAATATCCTCAAACTAAACTATAAGTCTTTTACGCAGGTTGTCATTCTCGGTTCAGCATCCTTTGTTCCGTTCATGCAAATGAAGGCATCAGACCGCAGAGAGATTATCGAAGACCTGTTGGACATCCAAATCTTCTCCACCATGAATGGTGTGTTGAAAGATAAGATGAGTACACTCAAAGATAACATGACCAAAGGTCGTTATGCAGTGGACCTTATCGAAGAAAAGATTGCAATGCAATTGGCTAACATCGAGGAACATAAGAAACATAACGATGACGAGATTGCCAAGAAGACCGAAGAGGTCGCCACTTCCAAGAAACAGTTGAAGAACATTCTTAATCAAGTGGAACTTATAAACAAACACGTAGATGTGTTGAACAATAAGCTTGGCGATAAAAAAGAAAAACTGGAAAAGAAATCAAAAGGTTTATTCCAGTTACAAGGCAAGGTAGAAACCAACATCAGGAAGAATGAGAAAGATATTGAGTTCTATGAACACAATGATTCTTGTCCAACGTGTAAACAATCTATCGAGGCAACCTTTAAACAACAACAGGTTGACGAACGTAAGGCCAAAGTTGCAACACAACAAACTGGTCTTGCAGAAATCACCGCAGAGTTGAAGAATGTTACCGATGAAATGACCAAGGTTACCGAGGTCGTCAGACACATCAACGAACACAACAACGAAATCACCAAACATAATGCCACTATGTTGGCAATCTCCAAGTACATCAAGAAACTACAAACAGAAATTTCGGAGTTGTCCGTTAAGTTTGATGATGCGGAAGAAGGTAATGATAAGTTGCGTGACCTGAAAACTGATTTATCGGCACAACAACAGGTACTACAAGATGGTGCCGAAGAAAAACAATACTTAGAATATGCAGCCACATTGTTGAAAGACACTGGTATCAAAACTAAAATCATCAAACAGTATTTGCCTGTGATGAACAAGTTGATTAACAAATACCTGTCAGCAATGGACTTCTTTGCAAACTTCAACCTCAATGAGAACTTTGAAGAAACAATTAAGTCTCGTCACCGTGATGAATTCTCCTATGCGAGCTTCAGTGAAGGTGAAAAGATGCGTATTGACTTGGCTCTATTGTTTACTTGGCGACAAATTGCCAAGATGAAGAATAGTACCAATACAAACTTATTGATTTTGGATGAAGTCTTTGACTCCAGTTTAGATACTGTGGGTACAGAAGAATTCCTAAAATTGATTCACGAAATGGGTAAAGACACAAACGTGTTCGTTATTTCCCACAAAGGTGACCAACTGTTCGACAAGTTCCGTTCGGTTATTAAATTTGAAAAGAAAAATAATTTCTCAAGGATATCAAAATGAGTGATGTGATTACAATTAACACCGGTGAAACCGTAGAACAAAACCAAATCGAAACGTTTGAATTGGTCGACCCTCGACATCCAGCAATGCACATGGTATTGCCAGATTTTGATTTTGCAAACACAAATATCAACCCAACAGATTTCGCATCATCGTTGGTAGAGACATGCAAAAAGAATCATGGTTTAGGACTCTCTGCCAACCAATGTGGATTCCCATATCGTGTTTTCGTAATGGGTGCAGGCGAAGAATTTGTGGCATATTTCAATCCAAAATTGATTTCTTCCGAAGGTGAAGACCACATGGACGAAGGTTGCCTATCATTTCCATTCTTAAACTTGAAGATTACCCGTCCAAAAACCATCGAGGTTGAATACCAAGACTATGAAGGTGTGGTAAGAAACAAGACTTTCTCTGGCATAACTGCACGTTGTTTCCTCCACGAGCTTGACCACATGAACGGAGTAGTGTATACTTCACGTGCAAAACCACTTGCTTTACAATACGGCCTGAAAAAGGTCGAGAAACTGTACCGCAAGTACTTTAATCCTAAGAAGATGAAATTACAGACCAAATAATGGCAACACCTATTGAATTCGTTGAAGCCCAATGGGATGCATGGCAAGTACTAAACGACCCTGCAAACTTTGAGCACATTGATACTGAACAACTTAAAACTACGTTGATTCAGGATTTGACCTATGCATCCAAAATGGATGTACGTGAATACACCTTATATCAGAAATGGTGTGAGGTGCAGGAACGTTATCCAACACGAACCATTACCACTTTGTATGGTGATGAACACCAGTTGGTAGACTTGGCTCAAGACAAACTTGTTAAGAAAGTCAAGTCCAACTTTTGGATGCCAACAGGCCCTGACGACTATGCGAATTTGAAACCTGTTATGAAACTGTCTAATGGTGAATTGGCAGAGACTTGGAACGCCATTCGCACATTCTCATCTACAATGAAGAACAACTCCAACATTGGACGCAACCTGTTCTATACCGTAGAAGATGAAATCACAGGTAAGTATCTCGGTGTCATTTGCATCAGTTCTGACTTCCTAGACCTTACTCCACGGGATAATGCGATTGGATGGCCTAGAGATGTAAAGACACAGCAAAGTATGATTAACCACACCGCAATTGGTTCCACCATCGTTCCGTTGCAACCACTAGGGTTCAACTACATGGGCGGCAAACTACTTGCACTGTTATGTCTGGCGGATACTGTCCAGAAAGATTGGAAAGAAAGATATGGCGATACATTGGTTGGTGTCACTACTACCTCTTTATATGGTAATACTAAGTCTAATGGTTTATCCCAGTATGATGGCTTGGAACATTGGAACAAGATGGGTTTCTCATCTGGATCAGTCGCTTTCGAACCGAGTCGATCCACTAAAAAAATGGTTTTTGACTGGATAAAAGAGAATCATCCACGCAAATACTTTGAGTGGTGGGACGCCAAGAACCAAAATGGTTTGCCACTAAAACGTGACCACAAGAATCGTTCACTTAACTTTGCCTATTCTAAACTAGGTATTCCTAAGGAACTGATTCGTACCGAACATCAACGTGGAATATATTTTTCTCCACTATATAATAATACGTATGAGTACTTACGTAAAGAAATTAATGACGAACAACTGGTAAAATCTTTTGATACCAGTTTAGAATCCTTAACGGATATTTGGAAAACCAAGTATGCCAAAGGACGTATTTCAATGTTGAAAAAGAAAAACAATGTTTCATATGAAACACTTTTCTATGACGACTTGATATACTTGTCTTGGGAAGAAACCAAGGCAAAATATCTACCTCAAGTAGGTAGATGACCAAGTGGGGCCATATACAGTAGTGTATGGTTCTTTTAAAAAATCAATTCGGAATGTTTCCGAAAAGGAGTGTTATATGAAATTATTTTTAGACGTTAAAAAATCCCTAGAATTGTGTCCACCAAATTATCCTAAGGGTGTACGTTTCAAGAAACGTATTGTCTCGAAACGAGAAGTTGTTACATATCCATTAACAAATAACCCAAGAGAAGACCATATCTTGTGGACACAGGTACCATTAGTTAAGGATTCTTTTTCTGTGAACGGGTACCAACATACAGTTTCGCCACCGACAGTTAAAGTTGATCCGGACAACAAAGACCGATTCATTGGTTTGACTGGTTATCATCGTGATGCAGCTGCAACGCAACTGGATATCGAAACAATGTTATATGATGTACTTGAATTCGATTCTCCTTTGGACGAGTTGATTCACCGCACCGTTTCTAACCACCATCGTTTGCCAGCCCTGACAAACACCAAAGATGATATCATCAAACAGGTCCAGGATGCGGTTGCTAAGAATTATATTCCAAACGATGACGATTCAATAAAAAACCTAATTTCTGTTTTGGCTGACGACAAGACACCAAAGGTGCAAAAAGACATTTTCGTATCTTTCCGTAAACGTTGCCAAGTTCCAGGTGCAACATTACAATCTTACCACACTGAAGGTGGCCACCTTTCCACGGAAGAGTTTGCAGAGAAACATGGAATCCCTTTTGGTGGTGATAAGAAATTTTCGTCAACTAAACGATTGGGTTACATCTCTGGTATTAACACTCCAAAAACCACTTTATTTGATGCCAAATTGTTGTCCATGGACTCATACAATGGACAAGATGTGGAAATTTATTCTTGGATTCAAAAGGATGCCAAACAAGCTCCAGGCATTTATGCCCAACGTAAATCCTTCAAATCCAAATTCGATAAATTTATTGAAAATGATTGTAGAGCTATGCAAACCATTGCGGCTAAATGTGGATTTGACATCCCATTGCAAGACTTGATTAAAAACCATCCAGTCAAACTCAAAGGTTTCTTGGCCCAAGACATTACTCCAGATTCAACAAATGGTGGTAATCCGAAAGAAGTGGGTGTGGTAGATGTTGATGGTAAAAAAATTCCATAAACATGTGTGCCACAATTTCACTTGACAACTATCATATATAATGATATGATACATGTACTTGCAAAACGCAAGACCCTTTGAAACTTTATTATTAGGAACTCTTATGACTACATCTGCTAAAACCAAAATCTTGAACTACTTGAGCAAGACAGAAGGTTACAACACATTGACCGTTGCACAGGCTCGTGCTCGTTTTGGTATCACAAACGTGTCCGCACGTATTGATGAACTGCGCCAAGAAGGTCATGTTATTTACACTAACACAAAGACCCGTGGAAATGGCACAAAGGTTGCTTCTTACCGTTTGGGTAAGCCAACCAAAGCAATGGTTCGTACCGCATTGAACAGCGGTTACAGCCTGACTGCTTAATCTGGTGTGAACCAGTCTGGGAGAACATCGAAAGGTGTTTCTCCCTTTTTTTGTTTATGGAGAAATAATGGAAATCTCAATTAAAAAAGAAGAACTACAAAAGAAAAGTATTTTCGTAGCAACACCAATGTACGGTGGTATGAACCACGGTTTGTATGCCAAGGCCTGCCTTGACTTGCAAGCACTATGTACTCAATACGGTGTGCAGGTTAAATTCTCTTTCCTTTTCAACGAATCCCTAATTACACGTGCTCGTAATTATTTGGTGGATGAATTCTTGCATCGTTCTGATTGCACACACATGTTGTTTATCGACTCTGATATTCACTTTAATCCACAAGACGTTATTGCAATGTTGGCATTGGACAAAGATGTTATCGGTGGCCCATATCCTAAGAAGGCCATCAAGTGGCGTGCTGTTAAGAAGGCAATGGAAAAGAATCCAGATATTGACGCAGCAACACTAGAGAAGGTTACTGGAGATTACGTTTTCAATCCTGTTAAAGGCACTGAAAAATTCTCTGTTACAGAACCACTAGAAGTACTTGAAATCGGTACAGGTTTGATGATGGTTAAACGTGAAGTGTTCCCTAAGATGGAAGAAGCGTACCCACAACTACGTTACAAACCAGACCACGTTGGCCAAGCACACTTTGATGGCACACGTTACATTCATGCGTTCTTCGATACAATCATTGACACCAAAGACTCTGCAACAGGTGGTGGTTCAGACCGTTACTTGTCGGAAGATTATATGTTCTGCCAATTGTGGCGTAAACTTGGTGGTGAAATTTGGTTGTGCCCATGGATGCGAGCAGACCACATCGGCACTTATCACTTTAAGGGTGATATGCCAGCTGTTGCGAATTACGTTGGAGAAATGTAATGATTGTTGGCTTACTTGGATTTATCGGTTCAGGTAAAGGCACCGCAGGTGACATTCTTAAAGACATGGGTTTCACACCTGTGTCTTTCGCCAAAGGCGTTAAGGATGTTGCCGCAGAAATGTTTGGTTGGCCTCGTCACTTATTGGAAGGTGACACACAACACTCCCGTGATTGGCGAGAACAACCAGACGAATTTTGGTCTAAAGAATTTGGCAAAGATTTTACACCCCGTTATGCTTTACAATTGATGGGTACAGAAGTTGGTCGTGATGTTTTTCACAAAGACTTTTGGGTTATCAAGTTGAAGAAGTACATCGAGGACAATCCTAACCAAAACTTTGTTATCACAGACGTTCGTTTTGGAAATGAAATTGAATTTGTGCATGACCAAAGTGGTATCTTGATTGAGATTGAACGTGGTGTAAGACCACATTGGTATTCTATTGCTGCATCTGCAAACCGTGGCGACACAAAAGCGGAACAGTACATGTTAGAACAATCAGGTGTCCATGAATCTGAATGGCGTTGGGTTGGTGGTAGTATCGACCACACCATCCAAAACTCAGGTACCGTGGAAGACTTGAAAAATAATTTGATTAGACGGCTTGCATCCTCTTATGGATCAACTATAATCGGTGAATTGAAATAAGGAGTATATTATGAAACTAACTAATGAAACACTAACCGTGTTGAAGAACTTTGCGAACATCAATCCAGGTATTGAGTTCAAACAAGGTAACAAACTAACAACTATCTCGGCCACAAAGACTGTTTTGGCCAAGGCAGAAATCAAGGATTCTTTTCCCGAAGACTTTTGTATCTATGACTTGAACCAATTCTTGTCAGTACATTCCTTGAACAAAGACGTTGAGTTGGATTTTGATCCACAAAACGTTATCTTTAAGAATGCTCGCAGCAAACTTAAATACCGCAAAACTGCGAAGAACATGATTGTGACTCCTCCAGAAAAAGAGTTGTCATTGCCATCCGTTGATGTTGAATTCACATTGACAGAAGATGACTTGTCTTCCGTACTAAAGAGTGCAAGCGTATTGCAGTCACCTAACATTGCTTTCGAATCTGATGGTGAAAAGATTTTCGTCACATCATTTGACCCTAAAGACAATGCAGCACACACAAACTCCACACAGATTGCCGATGGCAATGGTAAGAAGTTCAAAGCCATCTTCTTGACCGAAAACTTTAAAATGATTTCTGGTTCTTACGTTGTTCAAATCTGTAGCAAAGGTTTGTCATCATTCAAGAACACCAAAGATAACATCCAATACTGGATTGCTATCGAAGCAAAAGAATCTGACCTGTCTTTCGAGGAATAATATGACAAAAGTAACTACACTATTTGGTGAATTTGATGAAGTCGCCTTGAAGAAGTTGCGTGGTTATGTTGATGAAGCAGTCTTGCATATGCACAAGAATGATTCCAACAACGCAGCTATCAAAGACATTGTTGATGCTGCACATGATGACTTGAAAATTCCTAAGAAGATTATCAAACGCATGGCAAAAGTTCAACACAAGAACTCTTTCCAAACCGAGGTCGCAGAATACAAAGAATTCGAAGCCTTGTTTGAAAGTATGACCGAGGTTCGATAATGGAACCCGTAGGCAGAAGAAGTTTTGCCAAAACACTAGGCCTTCTTGGCCTAGTGGCCACTGGCGTTGAAGCTTACAAAGAAACTACGAAAATTGTTTACCGTGGCGATGAGTTCCCAACTCAAGACCTTGAGAAACAACTGGAAGCAAAACCTGTGTTGGTGTTACAAGCAACATACGGCACACCAAAACCCAAACAACCAAACAGTCCGTATATGTTAAGTTGGGGTGAGGACTACGTAGAAGGCACAAAGAAGAATGTATCAGTTCAAATTGTACCTGGTCCTGATGGTAAATTATACGTCAAAGAGAATGACACTTGGCGTAAAATCTGATACAATATTATTTTATTATGGAGAATTTGAATGAGTGAACACACATTGTGGGTTGAGAAGTATCGTCCCCAAACTATTGAAGATTGTATTCTTCCTGACGCACTGAAACACACCTTTCAGGAGTTTGTAAAACAGGGTAACATTCCTAACCTTTTATTGTCCGGTACCGCAGGTGTCGGTAAAACTACCGTTGCACGTGCATTGTGTAATGAGTTGGGTTGTGACTACATCATCATTAACGGTTCAGATGAATCAGGTATTGATGTTCTACGCAACAAGATTAAAAACTATGCCTCGTCCATGTCCTTGTCTGGTGGTCGCAAGGTTATTATCCTAGACGAAGCGGACTATCTAAATCCAAACTCCACTCAACCTGCGTTGCGTGGTGCCATCGAGGAGTTCGCATCTAACTGTTCGTTCATCTTTACATGTAACTACAAGAACAGAATCATTGACCCGATTCATTCTCGTTGCACGGTCATCGACTTCAAAGCCAATGGTTCGAAAGCAAAGATGGCCACTGCTTTCTTCAAGCGTGTGGAAGGCATTCTCGACCAAGAAAAGATTGCTTACAAGAAAGAAGTGGTTGCAGCAGTAATCACCAAACACTTTCCTGACAATCGCCGTATTCTGAATGAACTGCAACGTTATGCTGCAGGTGGTGTTATTGATGAAGGCATTTTGGCATCCGTATCTGATGTTCGATTGACTGAATTGGTCACCGCACTGAAAGACAAAGACTTTGCTTCTGCTCGTAA